GAGCTTCTATTTCTGGCAGACCAAGTAATCCAAAAAGCCATTATTGGTGGAAAGGTAAATTAGATTTTAAACAATTTGTCCTTCCAAAAGAACTTAAAGAATATTATAAAAATTTTCCACATGGGGCCACTCTATGTGAAATCAGAAGTGGTAATAGCCAATACACTATAGTTCCTGAATCTTTACACAGTAAAGCTAATGAACATGTTAAGTGGGAAACTTATGAAGGTATAAACGAATACCCTGGTGATCTTAATTTGGATCTAAGGAAAGTGGCTCTTTCAACTGCATTATGTATTGTTTATGGATCTCAAGGACAAAGAGATGCTTTCTGTACCGCTGTTGCAGGGGTTTTAGTAAAGCATACTAAATGGACAGAAGAAGAAATTAATGAATTTGTTTATAACTTAGCTATTTTATCAGATGATAATGAAGCCGAAGATAGAGCTGAAAAAGGAACAAGTGTTAAGAAAGCAAATAAAAAATATGGAATGCTTAAGCTGGCTGAAATTATTGGCTGTTCTGCAAAAACTGTTGCAGAAATATTTAGTTGGATTGGCGTAGGATATGAAACAGTTCAAGGAGCTGGAGTTATAGGAGAAATTTTAGAATATGGAGAAGACCGATACTTAGTACAAGTAAATGCAATGGTAGAAGGACAACCAAAAAAAGTAGAGATAATAGTGAATGGCCCTACTCTTATGAAACAGATACCTTTCTATGATGAAGTTATGAGACAAGCCAAAGTTTGGGTTCCTCAAATGAAAAAGAATGATTTTGATAAAATTATGAAAATTAAATTTGATGCAAGATCTTACTCTGATGATTATGTAGAAGAAGCTGCAGAAGATAAAAAATTTATTAAACAATTTGAACATTACCTTCATGCCAAACAAGCTTCTACAGATAGGAGAAGTTTATTAGAATATAAACGACCTTTCTATGATCAGAAAAAACAATTTATAGCATTTAATTTAGATAATTTTGAAGATTATTTAAATGAGGTTAGAAGAATAGACATGCCGAGAGTAGATTTAGTAATGAAGATTCAAAGAATTTTAAAAGCTAAAAAAGATAAAGGAAAAATTAAAAATGAAGATGGTAAGTTTACATCATGTGTTTCTTGGCGCATTTATGATTATGAGATACCTAAAGACAGTTTAATTATTGAAGGAGAAGCTACAGAAATGAAGGAGATTACAGATGATAAAGCCTAGATTTGTAGTGGGACCTCCTGGAACAGGAAAAACTCACACGTTTTTATTAGAGAGATATAAAGAATTTTTTAAAAAATATGATCCTGATAAAATTGTTTTAATTTCTCATACCAATGTTGCTGTTGATCAAATTGTAAATGCAGCTATGGATGTACCTGAAATCAAAGAAAGAGGATACAGACGAAAATTTTTTCAAGACAGAATATGTACTATTCACCATTACTGTAAAAAGAAACTAGAGAGGAAAGAAGTTTTTACTGAACAAGATAACGAAGATTTTAAAAACTTATGTCGACTACATGTAGCTTTTACTTATGGGAAACCAGAAGATGATCCTTATACAAAACATCCTTTTTTTAAATTTATTAAAGCGGCGTATGGATATGATCGTGAATTAGATGAGCATTGGCATCATCGTGATACTAATAGATTAGAGTACAGCCCTTATAATTTAACTCAATTACAAGAATTAAAAACAGTTTATGAGCAATACAAAAAAGATAATAATCTTTATGATTTTGGAGATATGATCACTGAATATAATAGAAGATCTGATTTACCAGAGAAACATAAAGATAAAATTCGATCAGATATTGAAGTATTAATGGTGGACGAAGCTCAAGACACCAACCGTCCTCAATTACGCGCCGTTTTTAATATGGCTAAAAATATTAAAGACGAACATTTTTATATGATTGGAGATCCCGATCAAACTATTTTTGAATGGGCTGGTGCTGATGCTGATTATTTTCATAAAGCTGCTGCAAATCCTTGGTTAGAATTGACTGAAGGAAAGCGATGCGGAAAAGCAATAAACGAATTTTGTAAGAAAATTATTTCCCCTGTGTGGCGACACTATGGTTATAATAGAAAATGGCTTCCTGCTCCTGGCATCCAAGGGAATATTTATAACTTAGCTGATCTTAACCCTTCTTTAGGGTTAAAGAAACTTTTAGATAAAATTAAAAATACTAAAGAAACTTTTATTTTTGCTTATAGAGGAAAACCAAGTGACAAAAGAATAAAAGAATTTTTTGAAACTTATGGAATAGAATATGCCCACATAACTAGTTCTGCCCATGTTCCTTTAAAAGAATTAAAATGTCATGATGAATGGCCAAGCTTTACGGAGGGAGCACCAAAAAATATAAAACAAATAAAACATTTTTGGGATTATTTAGGAAGTAAAGCAATTGTATTTGGAAAAGGTATTTATAAGTTTGAAGACTGGATAAATAAAGATTACACCATTGATGAATTAATTGATAAAAAACTTATTAAACCTGATGCAAAACTTGTTAAACATTTTGATTTACTACGAAAGCGCGCAAAAGGATGTGATGTTAAACAACATGAAAGAAGAATGATTTACATTAGAAAAGTTATAAAAAATGGATTTGATTTTGATGGAAAGATTCGAGTTAAATATGGAAACATCCATAAGATAAAAGGAACCACATTTGATAATGTAGTAGGAGATTTAACTATATTCAGAAAAGGTCGACGTGAACCCTGGTTTGTGGAATTAAGATTAAAGTATACTATGTTTAGTCGAGGAATAAATGATGTGTGGGTTTTAAAATCAGAAACAGGAAGGAGTTTAGGAGACTATGGGAGCTTATGATAAGCAGGTAGGTGGATCTCACTATAAAAAATTTAAAATTCAGCCAAGCGAATTTATAAATAAAAATAAAATTTTATTTGCAGAAGGAAACGCAATAAAGTATATATGTAGACATGCAGATAAAGGAGGAAAGGAAGATCTGAAGAAAGCAAAGCATTACATCGATATGATTATTGAACGAGATTACACAGAAGAAAATCCATTGGACAAGAAAAATTTTTGGGGGATTGTGAAAAAATAATGTGTACTACTCCCGAACTAAGTGAATTAAATTTAAAAGGAGTTGACATAGTTGCGGTTGACTTAGAAACTTATGATCCTGATTTAAAAACTAAAGGATCAGGTGCTGTAAGAGGAGTAGGGTATGTGTGCGGGGTTGGAGTTTGCACAGGTAAACAAGCTTTATATTTTCCAATTCGTCATGCCATGAGTGGAAATTTAGATCCTAAACAAACTTGGGAAGGGTTAAACAAAGTTTTATTTCAAAATCCTAACATTAAAAAAGTATTTCATAACGCCATGTACGATGTTTGTTGGATTCGTGCAGAATCAGGACTTATGCCTAAAGGTGAGTTATTAGACACCATGATTGCAGCTTCCGTCATAGACGAAAATAGAATGAGATATACTTTAGATTCAATAAGTAAAGATTACCTTAGTGGAGAAAGTAAATATAAATATGATTTACAGGAAAAATCTTTGAAGGAATACGGTATTAAAGATCCTCTCAATAACATGCATAAACTTCCATATAGTTTAGTTAAAGATTATGCAGAGCAAGACGTAAAATTAACTTTGAAATTATGGAATGTGTTTGAGCCTAAACTGAAAGAAACTTTGTTTGTAAATGATGAAGGAGATAAAAAGAATTTAGCTAATATATTTAAACTAGAAACAGAATTATTTCCTTGCCTTGTGGATATGAAGTTTAAAGGAGTTCGCGTAGACGTTGAAAAAGCGAAACAGTTTGGCAACGAACTAGAAACGGAAAGAGAACAGCTTATAAAAGATATCCACAAAGAGACTGGTATTAAAATAGAAATATGGGCATCAGCTTCTATCAAAAAACTTTTAGATCAACAAAAAATAAAAGATTACAAGACCACTCCTAAATCAGGGATGCCTCAACTTCCAAAACAATATCTAAGAACTCATAAGAATAAATATTTAAGAATGATTGCTAGAGCAAGAGAATGTGATAAAGCTAAGAACGCATTTGTAGAGGGACTTTTAAGTTTTGTTCATAAAGGTAGAATTCATGCTGATATAAATCAAATTAGATCGGATCAAGGAGGAACAGTTACTGGTAGATTTTCCATGAGTAATCCTAATCTTCAACAAGTTCCGGCAAAAGGTCCTATTGGAAAAAGAATTAGAGAAATATTTATTCCTGAAGAAGGATGTGAGTGGGGATCATTTGACTATTCTCAACAAGAGCCACGTATAGTGGTTAATTATGCGTTAAAATGGGAATTGCCAGGAACAGAGGCTTTGGCTCAAGCTTATAAAGACAATCCTAAAACAGATTTTCATGCCATTGTGGCCGACATGGCAAAGATTCCTAGAAGTCAAGCTAAAACAATTAACTTAGGATTATTTTATGGAATGGGTAAAATGAAATTACAAAAAGAATTAGAGCTTACTCCTCAGCAAGCCAGGGATTTATTTTATGAGTACCACTCTAAAGTTCCTTTTATTAGAGATTTATCTAGTGGACTTATTGAATTTGCTGAAGAACATGAGCTTATTTATACATTAGGCGATAGGTTTTGTAGATTTAATAGATGGGAACCTTACGATAAACAATGGAATGCTGAATTAGGAAGATTTGAAATTGAAACAAAAATACAAAAGAAAGAATATGATGAAGAAAAAGAAGAATGGAAAACTGTTACTACTTATAAATATGATCCGGTTCCTGTCATGACTAAAGAACAGGCAAAAGTAAAATACCACGAAAAATATCCTGAAGATGTTGATTATGTTAATTTTAATAAACATTATCGTTTAGCTTTTACTTACCGAGCATTGAATAGGTTAATTCAAGGAAGTGCTGCGGACATGACAAAAAAAGCTATGGTAGATCTTTATAAAGCTGGTATATTACCACACATACAAATCCATGATGAATTATGTGTTTCTATTTCTAATGAGGAAACAGCTTTAAAAATTAAAACTATTATGGAAAATGCAATTAGACTTAGAGTACCAAATAAGGTAGACTACGCATCCGGTAAAAATTGGGGTAAAATTAAATAGGAGGTACGATGGAAACTATTAAAGGAATATGGGCTGAAGCAAAAGCTCATCCGAAAATATCTACGGTTGCGGCTGTATTGATAGTTATTTTTATAATCGCAGCACTATAAGGACTTTATGTTAAATGGCTTACTTAAATGTAAACATACCTGTTATCTACTGTCAAATCAGGAGAGAGTATCTTTATGATCTCAAAAAACACCATGGAGAAGTGGAAGACTGCATGGTTTTTGGCTTGGCATCGATGGCAGGACGTCCTTTACTCTTTCATGCACTTATGGAAAATGGTGGGGTCTACTATCGTTTACCAATTAGCGCGTTTGTTCAGCGCGGATTTGAAATTGAAAACGTTCCTAGGATGCAGCTACATGAGTTGGAGCTTTGGAATTGTTTCAGTTATTATCCTGCTGTTACTGTTTACGATGCTTTAACCACTGCTGGAAAATATCTAGGAAAAGATAGGAAATGGTATAGAGGATCCTATCTTTTTACAGTTGACTGGGGCCACCCAGATAGTAATATAGTCGATACGGATCATTCTGAAATTCCGCAAGAGCACAAATGTGCACACATAATGGCCTTAGAAAATGGTAATTATGCAGCTCAGCCAAACAATAGAATTTTATGGCACGTTCCTTCCTTCACAGTAAGGAATGAAGTTCCAGACTGGAATGTAAATACTCAGAACTGGAGTGTTGAAGATGGTCGTGACTGGAAGACTGCTGACACTAATAAATTCTTTTATGATATAGAGAAAAAAAATGAACCCGACGAAGTGTAAAAATTGTAATTGTGAATGTCACTGTAATGTTAAAGAACATGGAGACATTTATGGAGTGTGTAACTGTATGAATTGTGAACATGAAGAGTGTGAAGTATGTCAATAGACGAAAAACAAACTTGCAATATGCATACCAAAGAAAAAGAAAAATTAGGTACATGTTGTCAAATAAAAGACGAACAAGAAATCGCAGAACAACAAACGTATGAATATACGCCCAAGGTAAATGATGAATGATAAATTAATAACTGCTTTACTCGCTATTGTATTAGCGCTCGGAGGATGGTCGCTACAAAGATCATTTTCATTGTCTCAGGACATGGTTGTAATAAAAATGAAAATTGAGGTAATACAAGATGAGATACAGAACTTTAAAAATCTTAAGGGCAAAAAGACTCGCAAGAAAAAAAAGAAACAGTCTGATTAGATGGATGCGATTATTTATTATTTCCCTAATCGCGATTTTATTTGCACTAGCTTTTACTTCAGTTCAAGCGAAAAACGAATACCTTGGTCAAAACTGGCGTGACTGTTATGCTGGCGATATAACTCCTTACGTAGAATATAGACAAGGTGGCACTGAATATATAGATCGAGTCTCTT